ATTACAAGAAGGGATATAAATATCAAGCTCTTTACCACCTAATATTTTTCGATTATTTTCTTCAAATAATAATTTTAATGAAGAAATAAATTCTTTAACTTCACCTTCTGATTTATCGTAAACTGAACCACATTTAGGGCAACCCTTACCCGATAAGTGCACATAAGGTGCTTGTTTAAAAATACCATGTTCAGAACAAATAAATTCTGTTTTGACATGTGAATTAACATAATTTACCAATGAATAACCATATTTATCATTATGTTTTTTTTTAGCTTCATCAATAAAGGTATCATTAGATTTTATAGTTTTTTCTTTAATTTTTTCGATTCCACAATGATAGCAACCTTGACCTTTTAAATGTTTTTTAGGTTTTTGTTCAAATTCCCCATGTAATGGGCATATTATTTTTACTTTAGTTTCTGTATTAACATATTCAACCAATGAATAATCATATTTACCTTCATGTATTGATGAAGACTCGTTAATAAAATATTCATTAGTTTTTGATTGTTTTTCGTTAGAACACTTTTTACAACCACTACCTTTTAAATGATGATTTGGTGATTGTTCAAATTCCCCATGTAATGAGCATATTATTTTTACCTTAATATCGCTCTTTACATATTCAACATTACTATAACCATATCGGTCACCGTGAATTAATTTTGCTTTATTAATAAATTTTATTGTTTTACTCATCAGATTATTTTTTTAATTCAGTTAATTCTTTGATTAAGAAAAAAATTAAATATGAGACAAATATATTAATAATATTTTAATAAAACAACTATTTAATCAAAAATATTATTCTTTTGAAGAAAAGTTGGATATTTATTAATAAAATAACAATTTAAAATAAAAAAAGAATATGCCAAATAAAGTATTTGTAAGCCCAGGGGTTTATACATCTGAAAAGGACCTATCCTATGTAACAAAATCCATCGGTGTAACAACCCTAGGATTGGTTGGGGAAACAACTAAAGGTCCAGCGTTTCAACCAATTTTCGTTCAAGATTGGGGAGAGTTTGTTAACTTCTTCGGTGAAAGAAACGCATCAAAAAATAAAAACACAAATTATGCTAATTATGAATTACCATATGTAGCTAAAGAATATCTAAATCAATCAAACCAATTATTCATAACTAGAGTATTGGGTCTAAGTGGTTATGATGCTGGAAAAGCATGGGCAATCACATTGGATGCTGATATCGATACTGATACAATACAAGCATCACCTAATGGAACTAGTTTATCTACTAATGCATCTTGGACTGTAAATTATACTTTCAGTAATATTTGGGTTCTTGGGAACAATGTGATAACTGGTGATTACACAACACAAGTAACTGCTGGAAGATATATCACATCAACTTATGTAGACGAGTTTGGTGTACAACATTCAATTACATACCCAGTGTTAAGTTCATCATATAATGGTGGAACTAATAAAACTACTATTGTTCCAGATTGGAATACTTTTGGGTTTCAACCAATTGTTAGTACTTCAGGGTCAATTACGATTACAGGTCAAAATGTATCGTTAAATTCTATATACCCTAACTTATTTACATTTACGGCTGATACAAGTGGTAATATCACAGCATTTTCATCAAGTGATTCTTTCTTACAAACATTATATAATTTAGGGTTATTGGATGATAAATTAACTGGTATTCCTTTATTAACTTCAGGTTCAACATTAACTTTTGGTGATACAGTATTTAATAAAACTGGTAGTTCATTTAGTGGTTTAAGTATTAATAATTGGGTATTAACTAATAACGTTACTTCTGGTTCTAATATTACTGGTCAAACTTCTGGTATCACAGCTTATTACTCAGGAACTAGTTATTCAGATGTTGAAGATAAAGTTGTTGCTTTATTGAGAAGTAGAGGTTATTATGACGGAAATGAAAACTTAACTTTTGAAGTTACAGGAGGAACTTATCCAGTTGCTTTTAACACATCAGTTCAAGATTCGTTGGATGATGCAAAAGGAAAATTCACATTAACTGGAACATCTTCAGTTTCTGGAGCATTTACATATGATTTATCTTTCAACAAATCAAAAAACAATTATATCACAAAAGTATTAGGAAGAAATAACTTGGATGGTAAAACATCATTGTTTGTTGAAGAAGTTTACCAAGAAATGCTTGATAACTATTATACTGAAGGAAAAGTTAAAGGATTGAATTTATCTTTGGTTGATTATGGTTCAACAAAATTATCAAAATACAAAAAACAATATCAACCAGCTCAAACTCCATGGATTGTTTCTGAATTAAGAGGTTCTAATATCTTTAGATTATTTAGGTTCTGGACAATATCTGATGGTAATTCTGCTAACAAACAATTCAAAATTTCAATTTCAAATGTTAGATTGGATGATAAAGAATTTGATGTATCAATAAGAAATTATTATGATACTGATGCTAATCCACAAGTATTTGAAAAATATACTAAATTATCAATGGACCCTAATTCTAATAATTTTATTGGAAAAAGAATTGGTACATTAAATGGTGATTTCCCATCAAAATCTAATTATGTATTGGTTGAAATGGATGAAACTTCAGATACATCTGATACATTCCCAGCAGGATTTGTTGGTTACCCAGTTAGAAAATATGAAGATACATTAACTAACACAGCTGTTTCTCCATCAATTTCTTATAGAAAGAATTATGGTTCAACTACGGGTACAGCAACTAAAAAAATATATCTTGGTATATCCAATACAATTAGTAATAATTCAGCTATCGAAGATGATTTATTCACATACAAAGGTGTTCCAGAAAGCGGTGCTGACCAATGGACTGGTATGACAAAAGGATTCCATATGGATATTGCTGCAAGTGCTGCAACAATTGATAATATCAAAATCCCTGTAGGTAACGGAAATTTCTTTACACCAACTTATGAGTTTGAAACTGGTGCAGATGAATTTAGAACTGAAACCGCTGCTATGGGAACTTCTTATGAGAAAATATATACTCGTAAATTTACATTTGTACCATTTGGTGGTTATGATGGATGGGATATTTATAGAGCTGATAGAACTAACATAGATGCTTACACAAAAACTGGTTCTAAAGGTGTTAAAGGTGTTAATAATGGACCATTTACAACAATGGCATTATCAAATGGTGATACTGGAATTAATTCTGATTATTACGCTTATTTGGAAGCTATTTGGACCTTTAAAAACCCTGAAGAAGTTAATATTAACGTATTTGCAACACCAGGTATCAATATGATTGACCATAGTAGTCTTCATGAAGATGCAATCGAAATGATTGAAGTTGATAGAGCGGATTCATTATACGTGACTTCAGTTCCAGATACAGATGCGTCAGGTGATGTAAGAACATCAGAAGATATTGTTGATTCATTAGATACGATAGGGTTTGATAGTAACTATACTGCAACATACTGGCCTTGGGTTCAAATAAACGATACTTATAACAACGTTTATATGTGGATTCCACCAACAGCCGATGTACTTAGAAATATAGCTTATACTGATAAAGTTAGATTCCCTTGGTTTGCTGTAGCTGGTATCGATAGAGGTAATATTAATTGTATTAAAGCTAGAGTTAAATTAACTCAAGAAGATAGAGATACATTATATGAAGGAAGAATTAATCCAGTAACTACATTTGCAACCGATGGTGTTAAAATTTGGGGTAATAAAACTCTTCAAGTGGCTGATACAGCACTTAACAGAATCAACGTTAGACGTTTATTGTTACAAGCTAGAAAATTGATTTCAGCAGTATCAATCAGATTGTTATTCGAACAAAATGATTCAGCTGTAAGAACTCAATTCTTATCATTGGTTAATCCTATCTTAGATAATATTAGAGCTGAAAGAGGTTTAACTGATTTTAGAGTGGTATTAAAAGATACTCCAGAATCAATTGATAGAGGTGAATTAATAGGTGAGATTCACTTGAAACCTACAAGAGCATTAGAATATGTAAGACTTGAATTCACAATCAATAATACAGGTGCTTCATTTGATAACATCTAATCAAAATAAATGAGATAAAAAAGGATGAGAGAATTAATTTCTTTCATCCTTTTTACTTTTCAATAATATTTATTATTATAATAAATAACAAATTAATTAAAAAAACATTTATGGCAAATATTGTAAATCAATATGGACAAGTAAAAGTTGG